ATACACAACAGTGGGAGCCGAGAAGAAGATCGGTGAAAACTTCAGCGTGTATGGTGCCTTTGAAATGACAGACGTCACATCAGGTGTTGACACACAAGATGCCGCGGCTGGAATCAAATTCACATTCTAATTTAAACACAGTGGAGCCGGCGGAGATCAGAGATGGTCAAGGTCGGCTTTACGCTTTTTAACGCTTCGCGTTATTTTCCTAATTTACGCTTTTTTGGTAATTTACGCATTAGTAAAATGCTTGTTGTATTCTATCACGTCTTTTGATTGTTTTGTGTCCCAACTGAATCTTGCCCTACTGCAAGTGTTACACATCATATTTTTTTTCTCTTCTTGCCATTTGTCACTGTAAAGCATGTTATGGTATTCCCTGAGGTTGTTCCATACACCTGCCATACCTAGTTCAAACACGTTGCCAAAGTTTGTTTGTTTGGTGGCATCATCACAGCAAAGCACAGCAGTGCCGTCTACCATTATCTCTAAACGTCTTAGTATCTTGCCATGCACCATTGAACATCCTTTTACAAAATTTTTTTCGTTTATACCAAAATTGATACCGTCGTCGTCAAACTTGTTATAGACCAATCTGTTCTCAAGCCAATCCTTTTTCACTTTGACTTTTCCTAAAGTCAACTTCTGTATTTTGTCTACAATTTGTCCGTACTGTTTTTTCTCAGGGTGTTGTATCTTATGTTTAATGCCTATGTTCATTTTCTTACTCAGCTCGGGATATTTTTCTTTAATCATCTTTAAACGTTCTTTGGTCACGTTCCAATCTATGTCCATGTATTCTCTGATTTCCTCCCTGTTGTATCCGATTATAGAAATGTTTATTTGTTTGATGTAAGATGTGTATTTCACCAGCCACTTGCACTTAGGTTCGGTAAAACTCACTGCGTTTGTGGTCAGTACCACTTGTAGGTTGTGACTTGCACACAGTTCGAAAATTGTTTCCAGATCGGGACACACTAGTGGGTCACTGTATCTCCATGGGGATACAACAGAGTGATTGGTGTTTATGCTATGCTTTTTCAGACCGCTGGCAAACTCATCAATGAGACCTGATATTTGTTCGCCGGTCATACGTTTGCCTCTGTACTCCTTGTCCTTCTCTAGGAATGTGTAAGGACAACAGAAACACCTAGCATTGCAGAGGTTAATTGGTTCGAAAGCGAGCTCTATGGGTGTCGGTAGTGTAGCGTTAAACATGAGTCATTATCCAATCATCCATACCGTCATAGTCTGCGATCTTGTAATCGTTCTGCTCCAACCATCTCACTGCGTCACCGTACTTGCCCTTGTTGTAGGTCTCGGTGGTATGGTTCTGTTCGAGCACCACAACTGGTTTATGTTTTTTTAAAGTGTTCACAGCACCCTTGAGTACGTTCAGTTCGTCGCCCTCCACATCTATCTTTATGAAATCCACATCATCGAAGTTAAAACTGTCTATGGTCTTGAGTTGTGCTGTCTCGCCGGCCACGTTAGTCACGGCACCGTTGAAAGTTATAGTGCCGTTGTGGTCGCCCACTGCACACCGGTGTATCTTGCATTTGTTGGGATTGAGGTTACGCCATTTCAGTTTTGGTCTCATGTCGAACATATGCACCTTGCTAAAGTCTTTCTGCATGTGTTTGGCGAAGTGTCCTCTTTTGGCTCCTATGTCTAGTGCTGTCCTCGTGTTGGTAAAGTAAGGCCTGCATCTCGCATAAGTGTGACCGCATATGTCTTCGATGCTCTTTATGATGTCGGCGTCGAGCCTTTTGAATTTGTTAGATAGCATTGTCATCACCACCTGTAATTACGTTCCTGAGATTATCACAAAGCATACTGTCTTTCCATGGGAAGCCCTGCGACAAGTTAACGAACTTGATGCTCTCTGCCTCGAATTTTTTTGCATAGAATTCGAGCATGTGTATGCCCTTCGACCTGTGCCCGTCGGGGACCGTTTCTTCTCTTTTGCTGGTGTCTTTGTAGAAGTGTGTATCACCCTTCCTGTAAACCATTTCAACCCCCAGCAGGTATATTTCCGTGAATCCCATGAAGTATGCTATCACTGCCGCATTCAACACAGCGTTGCCTGCCTTGCCCCATCCGTCTTGCCATGATTTCGGCCACTGATCCACGACTCTCACTTCTCTGGTCTGGACGCCGTATGGCCTGCCGGGAGGCACGTGATACTGGAACGGCAGGAACGATTCTCCATGATATTCGGGCAAGTTTTTGAACCAATAGGGATATAGTCGTGTGCCTTGATCTGTTTCACACAACTCAGCGTGGAAATCCTGATACACCACAAGATCACACACGACCAGGTAGTCGTAATGGTCTAGACCATGGTCCAGGGCCTTATATCCTCTGTTGGTGATGAACACCTTTTCATCTTTCAACAGTTCCAATTCTTCTTCGATGAGGTTTGGTGCATTTCCCAGTATGAAACACCTCTGTCCCTTGTGTTTGGTATCGAAATCGGTCCACGCAAGTTTGTTCATTAGAACTCTCCCACATCATTTAATACTTGGGTGGGATCTGATCCAAAAGTTGCCTCCAACTTGACTGTCATCTCTGTCTTAAGTTTGTCTTTCAGTTTTGACAGCACAGCATTCCATTTCTGTTGTGGCACACATATCACGCCGTCTGTGTCGGCAAATATTATGTCATTGTTCCTTACACTTACGTTGTTTATTTTTACTTTTGAATTCATTTGTTTGACCGTGCCTTCAAATCTGATATCGTCGGCCCTATTACCGTGTGCGTACACAGGTAACCCCATTGCTGATACCCTGTCTGTGTCGCGTGTATGTCCGTCTACCACCACACCGACCGCTCCTTCCCGGATGGCAAATATTGCATTAAGGTCCCCGAAGTATGCCTTCTCAGGCACATCGGTGGCCACTACAATAACGTCACCGGGCACTATGAAATCATAACTTTGTAAGGCATCAAATATGCCTTTCCAGTTTTCATCCTTTAGTGTTTCTAGTTGTAGTGTCTTTGCATAACCTAGAAACTTCCCCTTCGATTGGGGTTTTATCTTATCACTTAAAAAGTGTTTGATGTTCATTTCTTTGCAGATGTCACTTAACATAGGACTTGTGATGACCTTTGATAAAAGTTTCAATTGTTGTGTCTTAAATGAACGCTGTCCTGCACAAATAACCTTTGCCAGTTCCAGATCCTCTTTGTTATTAATGTCTATGTTCTGCAAGGGTGTTAGTTCGTAAAGCATTACATTATCTGTAAATCTTTTTTGAACTGCCTGTCCGCCTGTCTTCACAGCATAAAAACTCATGGACTCAGCCACTGTGCCTGGTAGGTCCTTGCTGTTGGGTATTCGATCGCCATATGTGGGTGTTCCATTTTTCCATTCGTAAATCTTTTGTGTGTTGGTAGCCACTAGACTAGTGTGTGAGCTCTCTTTGAATTTTTTCAGTGCTTGGTCTATTGTATTGGCATCCAAGAAAGGTGCAGTACACAGTACTTGAACAACTATGTCGGCGTCTGTGTGCCTCGTTTGATTTGCGAACATCTCGTGTCCGTCTGTTTTGTTGTTTGCCAGTTCTTTGTTCCGGTATAGGTGTTTGACAGGTAGGTCACTACACAGTTGGTGTATATTATCACATTCACTATCTATCCACACTTCGTCTACTTCCGAACACTGTAATACTTGGTGCAGTTTCCTTTTGAATAGGTACTCGCCGTCTAGAATTGTTAGATTTTTATTTGCAATTCTTTCACTTTGACCTTTTGCGGGTACAAATATGGCTGTCTTGGATTTCATCCAACTATTTAATCTATATATTTTTCTAGTCTAAATCCTTTGAAATCGTAACATTCCATGTAGTCTGAGTTGTTGCTGTGTCTTATTCTGTGTATATTATGTTAGGAAAAATTATTGTTCTTCGTCTGAGTGCAGTTCGTTCAACAGTTGTCTCAGTTTGCCGCCTTCCACAGTCGCTTTCACTTTGCCTATGGTGTCACCCTTGGTTGGGTCTGGTGCATTGTCTCTTGCATCTTTCGGAGTATCGTTGCCCGTGACTTTGGATGTCTTCTTGAGGTTATCGTATATGGTGCTACGCTGTTTGTCAAACTGTTTGTATTCTGGATCGTCCGCCAAGTCTCTGATACGTAAACTGTCCACATCAAACTCCAAGTCAACTTTTTGTCCAACGCCCGAACTTGATCTTGTCTTCATGAACTGTATCTGATATCTGCCACGCTCCTTCATTGCCCTCGATGTGAATATACCTATCACGTTGTCAGCAGTCTGTATCTTAGACAGTCCGCCTGATATGTGGCTGTGGTCGAACTCTATCTCCTCGACCGATGCCCTGTTCAACTGTGATGCTGTCGCCAACACACACTGTTTCTCTACAACCAAATTCCTCAGTTCCTCAGACACATACTTGTCCTTGATAAACAGGTCCGCTGGTGATATCCTTTTGCTCTTTGGCATCATAAGATCCAAGTAGTCTATCAATATACAGTCTATTTTCTTCTTGTTCTTCAGTTCTAGTTCTTTCAAATATGTCCTAACGTCTAGCACGTTACTACCACTTGGCAAGTATTTGATCTGCAAGTTTCCTGATTTCTTCTTCAACATCTTGACTTTCATCTCAACATTCTCTATCTCAGGAAACACTTTCTTGGTTGGAATGTTTGTCATCATAGCATCCAATCTCATTGCTGTCAGTTGTTCACTCAATTCAAAAGATATGTAACAAACGTTCAGACCAGCCAGTGCCCAGTTCACCGCAAGATTCTGCAAGAACAAACTCTTACCTGCGCCTGATCCACCTGCAAAAATGTTTAGTTCTCCACGGTTGAAACCGCCAAACAGTTTCTTGTCTAGGTTCTGCCAGCCAGTGCTGATCTGTCCGTTGTTTGCCTTGAGTGCCTCTAGTCTTCCCTTAGGATCCTCAAAGTAGTCTGTACCGAGATCACGTGTCAGTCCAACGTTGACAGCGTCCTTGACCATGTCCTCTACCGGAGCATAGTCTCCCTTTTCAAGCAAGTCTGCTGATTGTAGGATTGCATGTTCCAGTGCCTTGTGTCTCGAGAATGTTTCAAATTCGTCCAGCAACCAGTTGAAATGGCTAGGATCCAAGTCCTTGGCCGATTTCAGTTTGATGTCGTGTTTGGCGTTGACCTGTTCAACGTCTGGCATAACCTTGTACTCGTCCATGTAGTCCTTGACGAACTTGGCAATCGGTTGCAGTTTACGATCAAACGATTCCGGTTTGAATATGTTCTGTGCCCTCGCAAATGATTCTGCGTCCGCTAGGAGCATCTCTATGTAAAGTTTCTGTACGTCAAATGTGTATTCTGCCATGCGTCTATTATATACTATTGTGATATTTTTTTAAATAAGTTTTTATCGATATTGGTAACTTATCTGGTTTCTGTTTTGCGTTGTATTCGTCTATGATTTCTTCTAGCAACGTTCTGTCTTTTATTTCACAGCAGTTGGATAATTCTGAGAACTCTTTTTCCAACACTCGATTCATGTTTACCGATTTCACACTATGCAAATGCTTGTTCTCTTCTTCAGTATACAGTTTAAACATTTTCATTATCAGAAGATTTTCTATGTCCTTGTGTCCTTTGTCTATTTTAAAGTTAATAGGCGTCTTGTGCATGGCATCTATTATTGCCTGCCTTTCTTTGATATACATGTTGTTTGCCTTCATCTCTTTATCACTGAGGTAGCATAGTATCAGATTTGGTAGATCTAGTTCCTGTATCGCATTTATCCATTGAGGATGACAGCGTTGGAACCAGGAATCGTTGTATTGGTTGTCACGCAAATGCTGTTCTATGCTTACGCCACTTTGCAAAAAGTCTTTATATTCATAGTACGAATGCGTTTTGGCTATTGCGTTTTGCTTGTATTGGTGTGCGGTGTTGTTTTCAAATCCTGCGAATGTAAACTTGCCATCTATCTGTGATCTAATTAACAGGCTCAGCAGTGTGCCACAACTGCCGGGCGTGTAAAAAATATAATATATTTTGTCAAGGTCAACCATGCATCTTCCTCTTCAAATCTATCTTCAGTTTACTTGTTTCTGTTGTGTTGAGTATAGACTGTAATGTGAACAACCTACCGTAATGACTCACTGCGTCTGCAACATCGCCCACGTCGTCTTGCCATTCTGGAAACGCCACACCCCATCCATACTCGATTGCTTGGTCTATCAATTTTTCTCCTGGAGCGTCTCTGTCAGGCACTACTATCACTTGCCTTCCGAGACCGTCTATCAACTCTCTTTGTGTGTCATTTATCTCACTACCAAGTATGCTCACACCAGAAACGGCTATGGCATCGAAAGGACCCTCCGTTACTATCACAAACTTCCTGGTCCAGTCCTGTGCGTCCATGTTGAACACGTATCCTGGCCACACGTCGGTATAGTACTTCACACCTTTTGATTCTTGATCAAACAATCTTCCTGTGTAACCCACGATGTCACCCCTCCAGTAGAACGGGATCAACAGTCTCTGATGTATGTCCCACATCTTGTCTGGAGAGTACATGAAGTCATACCAATCTGCGCCCATTCCTCTGCTTTCTAGGTATTTCAGCAGGCCGTCTATTTTGGTCCATTGCGGCTGTGTAAGATCGTTTGCCACATACTTCTCTAGCCACACGTCTAATTTGTGTGTGTTCCTCGGCAGTTCCTTTTTCTTGAATGATACGAATTTCTTTTTCTCATACTTGACGTCATTCTCTTCTTCACGCATGGCCTCGATGGCCAATTTTTTGATTGTGTCGTCGGGTATGCCTATGTAGCTCATGAACTGTCTCATCTTGTATGTGAGCTTACGACCGATCACGTAACTGGCCTTGAACCCACAGTTGAAACAGTGGTAACTGACAGTGCCGTCCGCACTGGTCATAATGCCTCCACGTTTCTTTTTGTCTGCTGTCTCGCCGTTGTGTACACAACAGGGTGCGTTGAAACTTATCCACCCAGATGGTGTCTTCTTCCTACCCGCAGGCAGGCTCGTCAGAATAGTAGATTGGATCAGGTTCATACCCTATATTTTACTGTCTATAAAGGATTTTGTCAATACGGCCGGTTGTGCCAGTAGTCCTTGTAGCCACAAATCTCACGTTTTGGAAAACACCTGTGAAGTTGAGTGTGGAAACACTAGATGCACTGCTCAGACTCGTGTTGGTAATATCAAAATAATCGTTGTCTGATGTGGGATCACTTTCCATAGTGCCCTGTATCTTTAATGTACCTGAAAAGTTTTTTGGATAGATTGCAACAGTATGCAGAGCAATATTGTTGTTGATGCCTGGCTTGCCGTCAATTGCACTTGATGTGAATATGTCTCCTGACAATGTAAAGGCCGATACTGAAGTGCTTGGTACAAACTGGGGGTACGCTCCGTCTAGTAATTCTACTGTGCCGGCCGCCGCATATCCTGTATCAGCATAGGTAACCTCCCTGCTACCGTCTGATTTGACTTCTCGCACTGCAAAATTATAGAACTTGGCGTCCAACTGTAATAGGTCACCCTCTGTTACTGTGCAACTTGCATCACCTTTTGTGCTCACCGTTGAGCCATCATCTAACACAGTTAGTGTTTTTGTTAGAACTGATTTTTGGCTTTCTGTGTCCACTATGTTGAACTCGTAGGTCTTGCTAGTGATATCCTGTGCCTTCTGATCCTCGTTTTTAAACGTGAAAGTGATAGGATTGTTCACTCCTCTGTGTAGTGTTAAACGTCTATCGTACACTTTTGAATTCCTCCCGTGATAACCATTTACGTAGGCTATTACCAACTGTGATAGTAAATACCTTGATACTGTTTGCATAATACATATTTAACAGTATTTATAGATAGAGCATGAACGAAATTTTTAACACTTTGAGGGACAAATTCCCATTCCTAAGTCTGATCAGAAAGGGCGATTTGGAATACGTTGGTATTGTGCAAAACGAAGACGTAAATGTTATTAGTTTCTACGATTACGGGAGGCTCATGCTACCACAGGACAAAATGAAATTTTTGAAATGTGGAGAGACCTGGTGGCACGAAAGCAACAGGAAACTGCCAATCAACATATTCCTTAAGGGGCAGTTTAGGTACTTCCGCACTACACTTGTAACACTGAATTCAAAGGATGTTGAGATAGTACATGGACCAACCGTGAGACTGTCTGATATTTCAAAGAAACGGGTGAAGAGACGAACTATCCAATTGGTTAGAAAACCTATCTAGTCTTCTTTTTTTCAGGAAGTATAGCACCTGTTATAAGATAATGTTGTGTTAAACCACTATCCGGCTGATAACTGCCATACTCTGAACGTTTAGAAGACTTGGATTTTTGTTTGGATTTTTTAGATATTTTTTTCTTAGTTTTTTGACGTTGCATCAAAACTATATTTAGCACGTGACATCAGATTCATCTGCACAACGATCGCCTGGGCGTAAGCGACGGCGTGTGACTTCTTGAAGAAATATGACCCGTCCTTTGGACGCACCCATACCTCTGCCATTATGTCCTTCCAGTCCTTGTACATCAGATGCCTCTTGGCAGGACGTATTATGGCTAATACAGCCGCAAGTTGTTCGATAGTTTTGGGTTCTAGTTTCGACACTATGTTGAAATGGCCATTTAGGTGGAAAAGGTTTTCCACTGTCTTTGGATCCTTCAGCATGTCCCAGTCTGGTTCCTGTATCATCAGTTCGACTAGTTCCTGTTCTGACTTGATTTCCTTGTAGATGTTCACGTTCAGCATGTCTATCTTGAAGTAGCCTCTGTCCTCTGCTTTCTTGTAGTCCAGTGTGCTGTGCCCTGTGACCGGATGTTCAGGTACTGCGTGGAAGTAAACACCTGTCTTGTGTTTTTCTGTCTTGCCATCTTTTATCATTGTTGCCGGCGTGTGTTTGAACAGTTTCAGCACACCGTCTCTGTCAAAAAAATCTATGTCAACATCAGGCATTAATGTACACTCCCTCTGTCTTTTTCATTGTACTTGATGAACTCTTCTTTGCTACCAGGGTCCAACACATCTATTACATCTAGCAGTTTCCTGTATCCTTCTGTGTCTAGATATTCCTTATTCATGTCAGGCATTATCACTCTTCCTATAGAACCGTCTTCCTTGATTATCACAGCACAGTCACCTTCTTCGAATTTCATTTCGTCGTTTATTTCCAACTTGACCTTAGACAATTTTGGCCTCCCTTGCTGTGTCCTGTACCAGCATTGTATCTGCTGGATAACTTTTCAACTTGCTTGGCCAGAAACTTGGGTTTATAAATTTTTCTATCATCTGTAATTGTTCGTCGTTGAATGATTTTAACATCCTTTTGCCTGCGTTGCAACCTAGCAACAACCATGGACTTATCTTGCCTTGCTGTATGTGTGCCACGGCCCTATTAGTGTTGACCAGTCTGAAGTAGTCTGACCACTGTGCGTTCTGTTCAGTTGCCCAGTCCATCATTGTTGTGATGCTCCTCTGCAATGCGGCCTCAACTGGTTCTGTCTTTAATGCCTCTATCAGATACGTTTCATAGAGATCGTCTCTTGACCAATGGTCCAATTTAATCTTAGATCTTAACACAAAGTCTATGTACTTCTCTGGATACAACGGGTTTATGTGCATGATGTATCTACCAAACTTAACAAATGCGTTGTAGTATGGACTCTTCACGAAATCGTCATAGGTCTTTTCTTTCGAATTGTGTTGGTGTATCTTGTAGAATCTCTGGAACACCATGAATGCGTTGACCACCCACTTCTCATCTCGTTGTAGATATCTACGCTTGGGCTCACACAGATGCACTTGTAGTGTTCGTGCCTTAGCAAACTCCTTGCCACAGTATGTGCATTTATTCGTTGATGCCATGTGCTTCAATTAACTCCTCAAGTTCTCGGTCTGTGATGACCTTATCAAGTGTTTCTAAATCTGTTTCTTTCCAGGTTGGATATATCTGTTGTAATTTTTTTAGACTCTTGTTTGGTACACGCTTCATTGGTTTGAGCCATGGATGAAACTGTTGTTGTAATGCACCACACATAGCAGTCAGGATCCATAGCAGTTTCTTGTGTTTGCCCAATGTGAAACAGTGTTTGTTCACGCACTCGTTCACCATCTCCACGTAGTGTTCAACGAAGAATTTGTCTTTGGACGAAACGTTTGATGCGTACCTCATCAACATATAAGGTGAATACAAAGATTTCTCTTTGTCGTCTATCCTATCAAAGTAGTCTTTGTTACGATAGTCTACGGCTTTTAGTCCGTTCCTTAAATCAAAAAATTTTCTATTTTTTTCTGCTGGCATATTTTAATCCAAACATTGTACAATCCTTTGGTGTAACAAATGTTAATTTTATTTTCCTTTGCTTATGTTGTAAACCTGAAAGTTTAAATTTGTGTAAATGTAAAAAGTCAAAAAAATCGTGCATCCAATTTTCATCCATCCATACTGCTATCTTATTGCTAGTGATCATTACTGGTGCCTCAATGGTTATTGATCTCCTACCAGACCGAGCCA